TGAAACGACCACGGTCCGCCGCCATATCGATGATACACTTCTGACTAATTTCCCACACAGTTTTATATAGTTTTTTGATATCTTCGGGGATGTCCACGATGTTTTGAATAGATCCACCCGCCTTGACCATCAAGTCCTTCATCTCCTTCGACCAAAGACCTACCTTCTTGAGGTCATCTACGAGGTGCTTGTTGACCACAACAAATTCACCAGCGAGTGTACGCCTCAAATAAATGTTGGTCGTGTATGGCTCGAAACACTCGTTGTTTCCCAAAATCTGAGCCGTCGAGGCGGTGGGCATGGGTGCCATGAGGAGACTGTTGCGGAGACCCTTTGTCTTGACACGCTCGCGCATCGCATTCCAGTCGTAGCGGTCACTAAACTTTGTGTCACCATCCCACATGTCAGGTTGGAGGATACCCTGTGAAGCGGGAGACCCCTCAAAACTTTCGTAAGAACCCTCAACCTCGGCCAATTCAGAAGAAGCCTCGAGTGCGGCGTGGTACATCGTCTCAAAGATGTGGGCGTTCATGAGACGAGATTCTTCGCAGTCGAAGGGGAGACCACAAAGGATGAATACATCCGCGAGTCCCTGAACACCCATACCGATGGGGCGGTGCTTCATGTTGGAACGCCTTGCCGTTTCCACGGGATAAAAGTTGCGATCTATGACCCGATTCAGATTCTTCGTGACCACCTTTGTAGCCTTGTGGAGTGCGTCGTAGTCAAACGTCTTCGTGTCCTTGTTGACATACTTGGGGAGTGCGATAGACGCCAGGTTACATACAGATGTCTCATCCTTGTCGGTATACTCTAGGATTTCCGTGCATAAGTTGGAACTCTTAATCACACCGAGATTCTTTTGATTCGACTTGGCGTTGCACGCATCCTTGTAAAGCATGTAGGGTGTACCAGTCTCTGTTTGAGACTTGAGAATTGCCTTCCAGACATCGGCAGCGGGAACAGTCGCGTTCGCGAGACCCTCCTCTTCGTACTTGGTATACAGCGCCTCAAACTCCTTGCCATAGACATCCGAAAGGCCCTTAGCCTTGTCGGGACAGAAGAGGGACCAGTTCCCACCTTCTTCGACCCTCTTCATGAATAGATCCGGAATCCACATGGCCGAAAAGAGGTCACGGCACCTGGCTTCCTCGTCACCCTGGTTGAGACGCAGCTCGAGGAAGTCCATGATGTCCGAGTGCCATGGCTCTAGGTACACCGCAATGGACCCCTTGCGACGACCCGCCTGGTTTACATACCGTGCAGTGGCGTTGAACACCCTAAGCATAGGGATGATCCCATCGGATTGACCATTTGTTCCCCGAATACGGGACTTGTTACCACGAATATTATGGATGTGCATACCGATACCACCTGCCCACTTACTGATCTGAGCACACTCGGTCAAGGTTCCGTAGATGCCATCGATAGAATCATCCTTACCAGCGATGAGGAAGCACGAAGACATCTGGGGTCGGGGTGTACCCGCGTTGAAGAGAGTGGGTGTCGCGTGAATGAACAGACCCCTCGACATCATGTCGTACGTTTCTATGACTGAATTGATATCGTTTCCATGAATACCGATAGCGACACGCATAAACATGTACTGTGGTGTCTCGATGAGTTTACCATCCACGCGCTGAAGATAACTCTTCTCTAGTGTCTTGAGACCAAAGTAGCCAAAGTCAAAGTCTCGGTCGGCATCGATGACACCCTTGACCTGCTGTGCAACCTCTACAACTTCATCGGTGACAACATCAACCTTTTGAAGTTTACGCATCGCGAGATGGAAGTTATTAGGACACACTTTCTGTATATTACTCGCGACGATGCGTGTAGCGAGGATTTCGTAATCAGGGTCTGACGTGATCATACCAACACAGATTTCAGCGGAGAGTGTATCAATTTCTTGGGTTGTGATGTTGTCGTACATAGACGAAAACACCTGCTGCGCAATCTTTGAAGAATCACACTTCTCCGAGAGTCCGTACGTTAAATTCTTGATCCTATTGGTGACGTTGTCAAATTTCATATCCTCAATACGACCTGAGCGTTTAATGACCCTCATATATTTACACTTCCCGTTTTATTTTTAACTTACTTCCTGCACTTCTCAAAATCCTCACTCCTCACGGGAACAGTTCCGAAAGTCTCAAACTTGCGGTTGGATTGAAGGAGGTAGGTGTTTACGTAAAAGGGACCTTCTTCACCAGCCTTGGCGACAGGAGCATAGGAACCAACGAAACAGGCTGGGGGTTTGCATGGAATTTCCTCGAATGTTGGGGGCTTGGTGGCATAGACTTCGTTAAAGTCAGCAAAGTTCACCATTTACTATTTACATATAATTTTTTTCGGCGAGTATATTAAATGAGTCATCTCGAAAGTATCCAGGAATGTGAGACTCCTCTGAATACACTCTTTTTTTCGGATTTCAACAAGAATCTTCTCCAGAGGGGTATCCGCCAGGCGTTTAAGAACAAGACTGGTATCGCCATCGACTACCAAAATCCCGACGACCTCTATGGTATCATGCGGATGGTATTCATCAACAACTCTGGTGACCATTACAACCGCGTAAATGAACAAGTCAGGGAGATTAACACTCGCGTCATCGAGACTGCAGTGGGTCAGATTCAGACTGGCGTGTCCCAATACATGGCATACAATCGCGACATCGACACGATCAGCGTTCCCCTGGATCAACCCATGAATACCAGTACTGTGGGGAAGAAGATCGACTTCAATGACAAGATCGGTATCAATTAAAGATTGGCCACCAAGAGAATATAAGTCACGAATGAGTTTAAATTATTACAAGGATGAAACGGAGAAGGTTTGTAAGCTAAAGGGTTGGGATCGCGCCGCTGTTGATACTGTGTGGCTGCTACTCACAGAAGAATTCGGTGAGCTCGCTTCAGCCATTCGCCAGTACAAAAAGACCTACAAAAAGACGAACCTGAAAAAGGAGCGTGGGACGGATGTCATGATGGAAATGGGGGACGTATTCAGTTACCTCTTTCAATTGGCACACATGCTGAATGTGGATCTCGATAAGATGTGGAGTGAACATCGTTTTAAAATGAAAGACAAGAAATATAATCTGAAGTAGTAGTAATAACGATGAGTAAGTTTATGCTCGACGATGATGACGCGATCAACGACGTCAACCCATTTGTCGAACATGATTTTTCCCTTCCAGGGGGTGTGCGACAGACGGGTGATTTTAGTGATTTTGTCGAGGTGAGGAAGGGTCCCGGGCTTCCAGCTGATAAAAAGAGCGTTTTCTGTAATACAGGTTTATGTGCGGATGAGAAGAAACCTTGTCGCATTAATAAGGTTGTTCGGCCTAAGCGTAACATCGATTACGGGTTTACGCGACCGGAACCCAAAAAGGTAGTGACGGTTGGTGTCTCTAACAAGAGTATCCCATATCTCTGGATCGCCTTGGTGATCCTCATCATTGTCCTAGCTCTATTATACGTAAGACGTTGAAAAAGTACGTAAGTCTGGATTCATCCACACATTCGAGAATCGCCTGTGGAACATACTTTTTACACAACTTTACGAGGAATTCCATCTGCCAAGCACTCTCTACGTTTACATAGGGTGGTTGGAACGTTGGGTCAATTATTTTTACAGCATGTGCAATTCGGACATATGTTTTTTCGGGTTGGTCATAAGACATGATTGTCTCGAGACTGAGTTCGTTCATTCGCTGTAGAGCTTCAACCGTCCTTTTAACCATCGTGTCGAGAAACTTTTCATATGGGATAGATCGCTTCGTCGACTGAATATGCGTCCAGTCTCCTAGAGGTTTGGTATTAATATAATCCGTGAATGTATCATACCCCTTTCCTTTCATGTACCGATCATACACGATTTCGACATACGATAGGTCCGATTCCACATCATGAACATACTTTGCCGATTTAACGAAGGATGTCATCTTTTTAAATATAAGCTTTTTTCTTTAAACACCTAAGTAAGTGAAATCCAAACTTAAAAACATGTTCTCTTCAATCGCAAATAACAGTTTTTCGTATCTCCTCACCCTAGATGAGATACGAAAGGGCCTTCCCGACGAAACGAGACCCTCGTGGATAAAGATCACGACAATCACGATGGTTTCAAGTTTTGAACAGGTGATTGATATTAAAAAGCTTCGTGAAGCGTTCGAGCGTGTTGGGTCGTACAAGATGAGACGCCAGGGTATGGATGTGGATGGTTTTGAATGGAAATTGAAACCAACTACATTCTACAATCAGGTCACTCTCACGTACCACGATACGTACAGTACGAAATCAGTAAAGGTATTTCCGAATGGTTCGATACAGGTTGCAGGGTGTTGTGACTTGTTTGACTGTAAACGTATCATCACCCAACTTGTTCAAATTTTCAAAAACTTTTTGGGACTCGACATCAAGGTCTCTTCGGACGCCTTCCGTGTTGTCATGATCAACTCTAATTTCAGTCTCAACTACAACGTCAATCTCATGAAAGTGGCTGATTGGTTTGAAGCATACTCGGACATTTTCAAAGTCTCCTTCGAACCCGACAGGTACTCAGCCGTCAAAATTAAGTTCAAACCTGCACATGACATGAAAGAGATTACGTGTAGCATCTTCAGTACAGGGAAGATTATCATCACGGGTGCTGAGACTCTCAAAGAGATTGCTTTCGCCTACAACATCATCATCAATCACATTAATGAGAGACCCGACATTCGAGTATCGAGGACGGAGGAGACGGATGTCTTTGATATTTACCTGGGATACAAATGTGATCCATTTGTCGAAAAACTTAGAGAGAGGGGGTTCGAGTCTTGGATACAGACGATTACCAATAGACGAATTAATTTCTGATGTAATATTAACAAAATGTCTCAGCGACTTGGTATGGCCGATGGTCGATGCTTCACCATAAACTCTTCAGCGCAACTCTTCAACAATTATGTCATGAAGCAGAATGGCATCACGTTCGAAGACAACTACTCGTATCGCCAACTTCTCCAAAAGCAGGGTCCCCAGCTCATGTCCAAGGTGCAGGAGCAACAGGGGAAGGCTGACTGCAACAACTGCAACGTGCCCATGCTCAAGATGCCTGATATCTATTAAGTGAGCGAAATCGCGAAAAAAACTTTAAAACCATCCTATAGAATGTCGACATGTGCCATATGTCTCAATGAAGTCAAATCGACGAGGACAAATCCTCCGATTCGTTGTGGACATGTGTTTCATTCCCACTGTCTACAGAGATGGAAGGAACAAGGTAAGAATACGTGCCCCACATGTAGAAAAGTGTTTGATGCTTCGCAATTTAAGATTGTTGTCACGATTCAGAACAATTACACAGCAGCTGCAAACTCTGTGTCCTTGAATGAAGAATCTATTTTTGATGTTTTGGACCTTTTTGACATAACCTTCGATGTTGAAAATCAACCAGATCTAGACAGTATTCTTGCGGACCTTGGGGTGGGTCTTTCCGACTTTGATCCCACGGTTCTTGACGCAGAATGAGCTGCAATATGTTTCGTAATTCAGGCCGGGGTAGTTTCTCGAAGCTTTTCGGGGATCCACGATAGCTTTCCCCTTCGCATCCACGAGGAGGGGTCCAGTCGCCCACCCACGTTTGTGACTGAAGACATTAGCTTTGAATACGATACGTTTCCCCACCTTGAATGTACCACCCCTCTTTACACGAGACTCGGGAACTTTAAAGAACTTAGCTACAGAGACCACAGTGTCACCGGGTTTGATCTTATACTCAACCACACTGTGCTGTTTGTAAAAATGAAAGTCACCCTGGCGGATATAGTTCGTGGGTCGACCAGGAGACACGAACATCATGACCTTATAGTACCCCTTCTTACACTTTTCATTCGCTTTGGCCCTGTACACCTTCTTGGGGTTATCCGATACGACGCGATTCGGGAGTCCAGTACAATGTGTGTACGTGTGGTTTCCATTTGAAAGTCCTGACCGATCACCAGGGATGGACTTTTGCCACCTATACGCCTCGTAATCCCCAACCGCATATGCGTAGCAGTTGTTGTTCCCGATACCCTTTTGTGAACCCCACCTCCGATTCGTAAACGTACTTTCAGATCCACTCGGGGGTGGTCCTTTCATATAGAATCACTCGAGAAAAAAATGTCGGTACATAACAAATGATCCAGGAAGTTACCAAAGCCGAAACCAAATCTGACGCGCTCACTGAGATGCTCATCTTTGTGCTCATCACGCTCATCAGCACTTTCCTCCTCCGTCTCGTGTGGAACCGCTCCCTCGTGAAGCACATCACCGTGCTGAAGCCTATCGGTACTCTTTTGGACGCGTTCATTCTCGCCCTTTCCCTCCAGGTTGTCCGTGGTATTTAAACCTCTTTGTACCCGACAGTCGTCTCACCGTTGGAATGCTTTAGGGTAGGGAAGGCTTTCACGCCTTTGCACTCCCCCTTGTCACAGTCGACAAAGGTGTGTTCCTTACCATTCTTTTTCATATAGTCCAACTGCTTTCGAGTCCAGCCACAACCCATGGTCCCGAAAACAGTCCAACCGCCCCCCTTAGGGGCTTTCTTACCAGTCTGGATAAAAATCACGAGATCGATAATCGCGAGAATAGCGAAGGCGAGCATTTTATTATAGGTAAATATTAAAATGTCCTCAACTGTGTTGTCTATTGGAAACAAAAATGTGACGCTCAAATACACCAGGAAAATGCCCCGTGGTGAAGTTGAACGGATGAAATCGTTCGTCACTAAGAATGGTGAGAAGCTCGTCAAGACTCCAAAGTTTAAGGTACTCTCTCAAGTTGATGAAGGTACGAAACGAGTCTTCAAGGTCGTACTCTAACGATGCCAGGGCGTTTTTTTGGCGCAGCTTTACCCGCCTTTAGGATGGCAACCGCCCTCGCTTTAGCAGCCTCTTTGTTTACAGGTGTTTTTGGTTTAGGAACCTGAATTTTTGTGACAGATTTGGGTTTCGTCGTAGGGATGATCAATGTTTCACCCGTAAAGAAAGGTTTGGAAAGAACATCGTCGAAGCTCAAATTCACAGACTTGTTACCCCTCAATCTGTAGTTCTTTACAGCGTTCGACCTACTCACAAGATATTTTAGGGGTAGCAGGTTTTCGATGAATGTCTTCACTACACGCTCCGTCCGTGTTCGTGGTTGACGAACCATCTCGTGTACAGAGTTCAAGAAAAAGTGTAAATCATAGTGTTTATCGGACTTTCTCGAGATGCCAATGTTCTTGTAATTATTGGCGTTGATGAGAGGATTCTTAATTCGTGGGAATACAGCAAATCCAAAATCGATGATGACAGCTTCAAAACCCGCATTAGAAATTGTATGCCCCATAATTTTCATATCCTTCACAGGAACTGGTCGAACGAGGATATTTCCAAGATGGAGGTCATGATGACGGAATCCCGGGTACTTTTTTTGGATACGGTAGAGGTTGTATATGACTTGCACCATGACAGATTTCATGGCG